GGGACCCTTCCTGCCCCCCCGATGGCCCCGCCAAGCCGTGGACTTGATAACTTGCCTAGCGTAGGTATCAGCTCTCCAGCGTTTGCCTTGGCTATCCGTAAAACCATAAAAGCCTTTTTTAGCCCATTTCATGACTGTGTCAGAGATAGCCTTTTCGGAGGTAGTGAGTCCTGTGACAACCTTGGCCACGCTCTCCTGGACTATGGACTGATATACCTTTCTCACACTCATTGGCAGGGTGGTATTGATAAGGTTATCTATATCTCCCATAGCCTGATTGACATAAGCAGCTAGATTGGTCTGAATGATAGAGTTACCAGCAAAACCACCTCCACCAGTCACCTCTAAAAGCTGCTGTTTGGTGTCTTTGTAGATTTTGTAGCCCTCGTTTTGGATGACATACCTAAGTTGCTCCTCAGCAATGCTTGAGCGGTCAGAAATGAGCTTGAGATTATCTTCATTGAGCAGGCCCATCTCATTCATTTTTTCAAGTTGCCAAATATAAGGGTTGTCATCGAGACTAGCAGAGCCACGCTCTTTGATACGATCTATTACCTGGTCAAAAAGGTCAAGAGTTAGCTGATGATATATGTCTGCAACCTGACTAGCGTCAAGCATTAGCTGCTCATCATTTAGCTTGATTGGTTTCTTCTTGTCTTTCACGGATAGCCTCCACTATTCCACTTGCTAGCTTTCTCTGCTCTAGCGAGGGGCTTTTAATCCCTATAAATGACATTACTTGTTGCATAAAGTTCTCTGAAATCCGTTTTAGTAAGTTCATTCTCCATACACTCCTACATCCTCAAGACTGCGCTCTCCGCTTGCCTCATCAATAGCATTGCCACTGATTTCAGCTTTGATTTTTTTAGCTTTTTCAGGCGTAACATTGAGCACCTTTTCAATGGCCATGACATCCGTAGCAAAACCAGCATTTACAACCTTAACCCAGTAGTCCAGCTCGGCATTTCTGTCTGTAAAGACTCCGTCGTCTAGGTTAATGCTGATTTTCTCCATTTCAGGGATATTTCCCTTATAGAGTCCGTAGGCTTTGCCCAATTCCAGCATTGAGATAATGAGCTCTTTTAGAGACTGCTCTACTAGGCTCACAATGCTGTTTCTCATTTGATAAGTGTCAGAGTTCTCTGAGACAACCTCAGTAGCTGTCTTCAAGCTCTTGCCATCAAAGGTAAAGGTGCCAGAAGATACTCCTATCTGCATTTCAAAGATTGCCAGGATCTTATTGATGGCTTTGATATAGTCATCTGAGCGGATTGGCGTTGTAAGGTCTGTAATGCCTACGCCCTTGTCCATATCTCCTGAATCAATCTGTTCATAGACGTTACGTCCAGCCTCAAACTCACGCTTGACTGTGACATTTTCGCCCTCCTGATTGTACTCAACTTTAATCATTTGACTAGGGACGGCCACTCTGCGCTGACCCATCTTAATCTCCCACATAAACTCGTCATAGGTCGTATTAAGAAAGTCCATTGTAGTCTTGGCATTGTCAAAGATAGACAGCCCAAGAGCTGAGTTAATATCTTTATTATTCATCCCTGGAGTTTTCAGATAAGTAAAGAGTGGACGACTCAAGCCGTTCAGGTCTACCACTTCCTCAAGATCCTCATAGAAGTCTGATAGAGGAACCCTAGCGCCTACAATGTTCTGATTATCAGACTTGTAGAGCTCGTTGGTGACCGTATACTTGTCATCTTTGCCCCATTCATGCAACTCAATCAGCGTGTAAAACTTCTGCTTGTTTCCCTCGGATTTGATTCTCTTAGTGATAATAGCAGCACTAGAGACGTCCTGTGTGTTGCTTTGCAATGGCAAAAAGACAGGCGCTTGGATGAAAGAGACTCTTATCTTGTCTCTATCAACGTATGGCCTCATAGCTAAGCCACCAAGAGCCAAGCCGCTCTCTAAGTAGCGTTCAAAATTCTTGACAAACCTGTCATCTTGTAGCTGTTTCTGAATGAATTTATTAGCGTCCTTGTCGTCTAGCTTGATTTCAGCCTGCTCATTAAACACTAGGCTTGCAATCTTCTTGGCTGCTGTACGTCCAATAGGCAGATGGTTGAAAGCTCGTTTTTGAGGATTGCCGTTGCTGTCAGTGTACTCAATTTGTGGATAATGTCCTGCATAATACTTGAGATTTTCCCTTATTCGGTCATACTCTGCGGATGACACAGCTATTTTAGGGTGATCAGTGATATTTGTTAAGTTCTGTGTTGTCATCACATACTTGCTCCTTGTGAAAAAATTCTTGATAGTCTGTACTATTCCCATTGTTAGCTCCTTTAGGCTTTTAGTCTTAGCTCTCTAGCGTTATCTAGGACAAAATACTTGAACTCGTCTACCGTGTGGTCATCTTCCTTGATGACTTTAGGGTCATCTGTGTTGAGTGACTTATCATCATAGCGGTACATCTTATGCTCTTCAACGAAAACCCTATTAGCAGGGATGTCAAGGTAGTAGAAACGCCCCTCAGCTAGTAGACTGATAACCATATCAATCATAGTCTGATTTTTCTTTTTAGCCACAGGGTGCCAGCGCTCACCATAGTCTTTGAAATACTGGTTACGCAAAGCCCCCTCAGCACTATCAATGGTCATCTTGAGCTTTGGTACTCTGTAGGTCTTCATGACCTTATCTATAAAGTCATGGATCATCACAGAGAGCTCACTAGGCGCCTTTTTGATGGTCTTGCCAGCTGGACTATAGTAGAAAGTATCAAGCAAGATAACATTACCCTTGGCAGTGAGGCCATAAGCTCCACAGGCCGTCGCTGATTGTTGATGTCCTGTGTCTAGGGCAAATGATATGCCTATTAGCTTATCATCCTCAGGGAGGCTCTCTAGTGGTTTAAAATAGCTCATGTTATAAACATGATTACCTAAGCCGATTACCTCGCCCAAATACATCCATCTGTAATAGTCAGGGTCCGTCTCCTTGTAGCGTTCTATCTTGTCTTTCATCTGCTTAGACAAAAAACCTAACTTGTCATCAAGGTAGGTGCTGTGATGTATCATGTAAGTAGGGTCACTAGCTTTCTCAGCAACCCACTCATTTATCCAGTCATAGGGATTACGTGGAGGGTTGTATGTGAAATAGACTTTGACCTCTTTGCCATTCGGTAGCTCTTGACGGATGAAAGTATCCTCAACTATATCAATGTCCTCACGGCCTGCAAATTCAGCAAGTTCCTCAAACCAAACAGACATTACATATCCTTTGGCTATCTTCTGGGATTTGAGTTTCATTGGATCGTCTACACCGTAGAAATAAAAGGCTGTGCCTGTCTTCTTATGTGTAATCTGTAAGGGAGATTTTCCAAACTTGAACTGATTAGCTAGCCCCATCTCATAGATGGCCCATCTTATCTGTTCATACACTGACATCCTCAAGTACTTACCTACTTTGCGCAGGACTACCACATTTCCCATAGGGTCATTGATAAAGTCATTTACAAGGTCGATGGATACCACAGAGGACTTAGTAGAGGCACGGCCACCCTTGAGCACTATATGGCTCTTGAGTGTGTAGAGGACTTCGTCAAATACTGGATTAATCAGTTTCGCTAGGTTCAGTATTGCCATTATACTCACTCCTATCAAATGTAAATCCAGTAATGACTGTATCATCCTCATCATTAGAGCCTAGCTGAGCTTTGAGATTATCAATCCTCAAGCGTTGCTCCTCAGTAACGAGAGGGGAACGTGTGAGCTCGTCGTAGGTCTTAATCATGCTTTTAAGCTCTGATTGAGCCCTTGCCATTGCAGCCAACGCCTTGCCTTGCTTATCCCATGCTGTGTGGACTTCATAGCTTGCTCCACCTTTAGCTGTACTAGCAATCAGCATAGTATTAGTATCATCAACATCCTGCACATACAGAATGCGCTGAGCATGCAACAGATTGGCGTAGGTCAGCGTGATATTTTCCCAAAGGATGTCAATGGGCTGTTTTTCTGAAAGCTCTTGCGCTATCTCATATACCTCTTGAGGTAGATACTTAGCAAACAGTCCATGTTTTAGGGCGTTTTGATTGCCTATACTTCCGCCTTTGCTGTTCTTATTGCCTTTCGGCGCTCCCCGTGTTCGTTTGGTAGTACTACTTTTGTTTTTTGTAGTACTACATTCGCTCCATTTGTCTCTTAACTTCCAAACTGAGATAGTTTTTTCAGGCACGCCCAACATTTCACCAAGCTTGCGGTTAGTGATGTTTCCGTTATTCTGCTTATAAATCTCAAAAGCTTTATCTCGGTTTGGGTCTCGTGCTCTGCCCAACCTATTACCTCCTATTTGTCCGTTTTGTAAATCAAAAAAAAGCCACTCAAAGAGTGACTTAGTGCAAGTAGACTACAGACTTGCGTGTTAATTAGAAATTACTTTCTTTTTTTATTTTGTGTAGTCTTTTTTTGCGATATTAAAACATCCTACTCTATCGCCACTGGTAACCCAAGCCAGCAGTTTTTCAGAAGCTTTTCTAGGTCGTTGCCTAAGGTGCCTTTGCTTTATTTCTTGATACTACCATTTTAACAGATTTTAGACTTCATGCCTGTACAGTTACTATCATTTACTATCAATTCTGAAAGAATACTATCAAGTTCCTTTACTGCTTGTTTCTTCAAACGATAGTAAGTAGGGGAACTCATGCCCCCCATGCTGTCACAGATGTCATCAACGTACATCTTATTGATGTAGGTCTTTCTCAAAACAGTTCTATGTTTTGGATTCTTAAGCCTGTTGATCATTCTACCTAATTCAAGCTTTCTGTTGATAACCTCTTTAGTATCCTGTTCTATAGCCTCTTTCATCACAACAAGCTGAGTATAGATGTCATCAACTTTTCTAGTTTGACCACCTTGGACTTTGATGTCTGTCCACTTAGGACTTGAGAGCAAACCAGCCTCAAGTTCTTTGATTTCATCTATACGACTTTGAATGTCCATATCAAGGTCTTGTAATTCTTTCAAGAGCTCTTTAGCCTTCACTCTCTATCTCCTTTTTGTGATATAATAATATTATTGAGATTATAGCTGAGACAGAGAGTGTCTTGGCTTTTTTCTTTTAGCAGCTATTGAGTATTTTCATTGTCTCCTCATAACTCAAATTTATCCTGGCTCTTTGTTCCTCGTATCCAAAAATTTTAGGAATTTTGAAAAAAATAATAGTAGCGCCATCATGATTTTTAACAACTGTGTAGATATGCTTGAGCAAATTTTTTCTGATCGCAATGTTTGAAAATGCTACAAGCTCCAACTTATCTTCTTGAGTTGTTTCCTTTGTCTTTTTAGCTCCTAAATACGGATATTTTTTTGGTCTCATAATCTCACCTCGTCTCCAATCCTTAAAGATTCGTAGCTTGTTTGCGTGACTACGAAAATGCCATAATTTTTAATAGTGATTGTATGCAGGTC